CGAGAACACTCCCCCTAAAGCGCCGAAGCGGGCCTTATAGCTAGATAGATACCCATTTAAAAGCGATATGCCTTTAAACAGTCTCATTTACCCTCATACTTGTCTGAAGCCAACTGTACGTCCAAGTGAGCATCAACCCACCGAGCACAATGGCCCATATCACTCCAATATTGGCTTTGGGATGCCGCACCATGAGCATCCTTCCAACGCACCGTCAAGCGCACCCACCAGGCCCGACGCGTGGATAACCAAAATGGGTTATGATATGTGCAAGTCTCATAGAAATGTCCTTCCACCCAATCTTTTGCCAAAGCTAGACCAAACCGTCCTTCATCACTGATCCTTAGCAACCGCTTGATCTGCTTCAGATGTGTCTCACGATACAACGCTTTCAGCAGGATCCAGTCTCCAGGAGAGACGGCCATCCCCATAGCTAATTTGTCAGGCACATCCACTCCAACTCGCGCTGGATCAAATGTAGCTACTGGCAAATTGTTTATGGTTGCAGTCTCTGAAATCTTACGCTCAGGGATTTTCCGTTTGACTACTGCTTGGACAGCCCGTGAAAAAGCCTGTCCATCTGACGCTATTCCAAATCGCGTAGTCACTTTCGTCATTTTGTTGCGAGTCAGCACCCCTGGCAGATAGAACCATTTCGGTTCTGTAAATCTCTGCCAAGTCACAGATTTGGTCAAGATGTTCTCTTCCAGTCCAAATCCGCCTGTGCAGCGTGGAATATAGAGCACTTTTTGCGGAATGCCTCGGCGTTGCATCCACAATTTCACTCCTCCGATAAAATTGTTATTCTCCACATATCCACGGCGACAAGTCGTGGTATATGCATCTAAGAATGCCACAATTTCATCATCCTCAGAATCGCCCTCAGTCCAAGGCTTTCTTTCCACCATAGAGGCCAACGTACGGTTCGGCCAACCATGGATCCCATCATGGGCAATCACCGTTCGCAAAAATTCGCCTCGCAGGCCAAAGACCTGCTTACTCGGATGCGCGATAACCCCCAGCCTCAACATCCCACGATACCATTTGGTCAGTACAGTCAAGTCCTGACTCCAACAAAGCAAATCATCCCCCTTCGCCACAGCATCCCAATCTGAACTAAACATCCCCGCAATTCCCAACGCTATTCGGGACAAAGCGAGATTACACAGCGTGCCGAATACTGAGGTGAGCATAATGCCGGACATCAGTCCGTTCACAATCTGTTTTTTCTGCTCACCGTGTACCAGCCAACTGTGGTCCAATTGATAATGCGTATGTGCTATGCATAATTCGATATCTCCTCGACAGGTCGGATATACATAGAGCAAGATAGATCCTATTTCCCGCAAAACAGCATGTAGCAGCCAAGTAGGTATTTGGTGGTCAAAACTCTTCCAGTCAAAAGAACAGAACCAATTCTGTCCCACCAACTCCAGAAGACCATCAAATAGTTCCTTTTCCTCTTCGACACTCCCAACCGCCCCATATCCATGGAACTGTGTCAACAAAGGTTCGATAAGGTACAGCAGGTATCCTTGCGTCCAATTAGCCTCAACATCTCCGTTGACTGCTAATCGACGTTTAGTACGTTCTGCCTTAACAAAGACCCCAAATTCGAAGAATCGTTTGGCCTCGAGCCTCCTCAACATGTCGTCCACTTCGATCATTTCAGCAAAGACATTCTTGCTAATCCTTGATCTCTTGCCATCAATCTCCAGACGTTCATGTTTCGCAGACCCTGCCGTTGCCCAAAGACCCTGACTCAGATAATCACGGAATTTGGGCGCCCCCTCACGCTTCTTCCCCCTATAATGGAAAATCTCCTCAAAGATTCCCGGAATCTTATACTCGATCAGATCCCTATCCAATTGGATTGGTGGGTTGCGCATTTCTTCAAATGCAGCATCCCAATCGAAAGGGGGGTTTGGCTCAGTCATGTGCCCCATCCCCTCCTTGAAATCCACCAACCAATAACTACTGGCTCTACACGCAGGATTCTTCTTAGCGTAGTCACTCACAGCTCCTAATTCGGCCCATTCGAATTCCGTCAAGTAACGACACAATTCCATCATGTCATCACTCTCCGGTGCCAATGCCTTATATGCAGCCATGAATATGATGGGAGATAGCGAATAACCCTCAGGCAAACCTTCAAAGTTCAACCCGTCCACTGGCATTCGCAACCGCTTCACATCCCCAGCATTTCTCGTTGCCGGACGATCCACAGCCCCCCACCCACCTCGCCAAGTCATATTCAACTTGTTGTATGTGCGTTCTTTCTTGATGTTGTCTATCACTTTTCGCAGTCCATCCCTCTGTTCCCTTCGGCTACGCCATTCCGCTGGACATAGCTCTGGAAACTCGCTAAAAAACTCGTCAACTTCCCCCTCAAGCACGCGACCTTTGAAGCTTACTGGAGGAGTTCCAAATTCGGAACAGTAAGCTTCATTCCACAACGCCCCCTTCATTGGGGCAACGCGGGCGCGCCAGGTTTCGGAACTGGCACTCCTGATCCCACGTCCGGCGTGGTCGCCCCATGCGCGCCCAAAAAAGATCCACTCTTGAACACTCTAGCCGTAGCAGCCTGAGCCACTACGTACCTCGACTTCAACATGATGTTGGGCACTGCTCTCATTCCGCTTGGCATATTTTCCGCTTCAAGCAGCAAATTTTCCACACCTTGATCCACCAATGTCTCCCCTGGCGGTGTGCCGTTTGCGTCGTACATCCCAGGTCCCAAAGCAAACGGCCAGTTCAGGGTGATGCCATTAGCCACATTCCTCCCGTCAATTGGCTCAACCCATCCATAATCTGCTGCTGTCAGAACTGCTCCCCCCGTTCCCAAATGAACACCAGCTGCCAGTGCTGCCAAACCCCCGAGCAATGACATTCTCCAAGCATGGTCGGCGATCCTGTCCAGATCCAAGTAGTTGTCTCTCCCACCACTCTCTGCTGTATTCTCCAAACACGGCAATCCGCCGAGCACGACATTGGTGTACTGCCAATCACCCACACTGAACATTTCTTGATCCAACGGAACTTGGAAGGGATTCTGCATCTTGTCAGTCGCCAACAGTCGAAGTGGTGAAAACCACCAACGACCATTGACAACGTTGAAGTACTGCGTAGGCGGACCCAACGCAGTATATGCAGGTGCCACTGTAGGGTCGAGTCGATTCATGCAAGGCACGTCAAATACACCAAAGTTGCCAACTTCAGTCAGTGCATTGACATTTGCACAGAAACACTCCATGAATGCGTCTGCATTTGCCGCTGCCGGGGTCACGTACATTTCTGCTCCCACATCTGCGTCAACCCCGTCCTCAAAATAAGCAATCGTCCTGTGCACATTCTCCCCTCGCATTTCATTGTTTGGTCCGACTGCATAGATCAATGACGACGCATTCCATGCCAAAGCAATATCCTGGAAATTCAAGTGTGCTGCTCTCAGCAGTGACTGATTCGCTAGACTCGGCAATGTTTCATCTGATGAACCACGTCCCATCCCGGCCATCAAGAGATTGCTCAACGGCAAGGTCGTTGCTGGCACCATCAAGCTCCAACTTTTCAGCACAGTTGCAGGCATTGCATTGAATGCTGTCCAAAACAGTGGTGTGCCATTCCCCGCGCCATCCTCCATCCTCTCCAAGACTGCTGGCGAAACATCACAATTTACAGGCGAAACAAATGCCTGCGAACAGACAATGTCCCAGGCTACGTGCAAATCTCGACCTGTTTTTGTGTAGCTAGCCAACATTTTGGCCATCTTGAACATCCTTTCCGATGTAGCGCGTTGTCTCGTGACCTGAGTGCAAGCGATTGCCGTTTGGTTGAATGCATTGCCAAATACAGGAGCAAAGCCGATACAAATCGCAGCAAGATCTGCTGCTGTGTAGTACGTCGGACACAAAAAAGCATATTGTGCAGCGGCCAGGCCCTTGCCCTGGCCAGGAATTCGCAGATTGCTGATTGCACGCATCACTCCCAACACATGTGTCCAATCCGTCACCCCATTCGTACGGTTCACCCCGTTGACATTGACCGTCTGAATTGTGCCCACGCACGGAAATGATAAGCACGCTGTGATGAACTCACCCAAGTAAGTCTTCATCCCCTCCCAAGCCGGCACAATGATCAGCGTGTTGATATCAAATCCCGCAGTTGCTGCTGCAACGGACGAATTGAATAGCACAATCGTCGCACCAGCCGCACCCTGTAGCGGCAAAGGATTGATCACTGGATAATTCACTCCTCCATATGCTTGAGTCGCTCCATGTGCTTCAACTTCCGCGGGTGCGGCCACCATCTCGTAGCGATGCGCGTTACGAGGCACTCCCAGTGCGCTTTGTTCCAGAGTCCAGCGTCCCATTGGATATAGCATGTTACTCCACCAATTGCTATAATCTTCAAACGGTGCAAACTGGAATGCATTTGCCAACGCTCTCATGTAGAATTGGATCATGCTGCCACTCTTCAATGGTTCATCGACCAATGAGTTGAGTGTTGCACGCTCAAATCCACGCAACAAGGTGTCAGTCGGCAACCAGCGCAAACCACTCTGTTGGTTCTTGAGTTCGGCTTCTGCGACTTGAGCGGCCATTTCGGTCGGCACCACGCTAAAAGTGGCATAAGGAATCAGATTCACTGTTTCCCACTGCAATCTCGCTGCCGCGTGCACCGTTTCGACCTCTCCAGCTCCAACATCTTGCATCCAAGATAGATTCACATATGGCGAACCGAAGCCGGCCACATGACTAGCCAAAGTCTGTTTCAAACCGGCCCCACCTAACTCCTGATGCATAATCGACCGATACAGGTTCGTGTTTCCTCCTCCCTCTGCAACGTCGATCGCTGCTGGCGCAAAGTGCTCCCAGGCCACCTTCCCAACTGCTGATTTCCTCGGCCAACTCGCTCCCTCGTAGCGCTTCGCATGCTTCACTGGTCCTGGATTTTCTTCGATGATGCGATACTGTCCATTGACTGCTGATTGTCCCGACACTGGCTGTGCTGGCACATCTCCCCCTGCATGGACTATACGCATCCGAGCTGCCTTCCACTCTCCATCCACATCATGTAGTCCAACGAAACTCCAAACTGCACCAACAAATCCTCCTCCCCGAACTGTCCAATCGAAATGCCGTTCATCCTCATCTCTCAAGGCTTTTGGATGCATGGTTTCGAATTTGCGATTCATGTCTTCTCCCCGACAGTCCTGTTTCTCCTTGTAGCTCGGCTTGCTCCAGCCAGTTGGGCCAGGATTCGGTTCGACCAACAGGTATTGGGCATTTGTCAAGCTTCCAGCTGGCTTCACTAAGTATTGAGCTTGCAGGCTGCGTCTCGCTCCCGCCGCGTCCATCCCGTCCCAAACATTGTCGGCGTACATTCGCTCGAATGTATCTAGCATCAGGCGGGGGTGTCCAAGGATCTGAACAACCTCGGCATACCAATTGGCCCCCACATCGGCGGCCGTTTTGCCAGCATCTAGATCCACCAAAACAAGTCGCGTTTGCTGGAGTTCCCTTGCCTTGCCTGCATCCAACATACCGTAACTCTGCCACACATTTGTCAGCACCGGAGTACGGTAATACTGCCAGTAAATCTCGGCAGGCCAGCCTCTCAATTGAGTTTCACCAAACAATCGCTTCCACACTGCCGCCCATGTGTCGCAACGCTGACGATTTCCAATGATACCGTTCACAGCTGCAGCCAGATCGGTTCCTATGCCAGTGCGACTGTCCACACCGACACCCAGTGTCATTGCTGCATCTGGACTTGGCTTCATTTCGTCGACATGACGTATCGGGCCTTTGCCAAATCCCTCTGCTGGTGGTATTTCCCCAGGCCTCATGTTGAACGCCTGGTCCAGCGCTCTCTGCTCTTCCTCTGCGGAAGAAAAGACTCCTTCTTCTGACACCACGGACTCTGGTATCTCTGCAAGCATAATGTCCTTGTGCGGCGGAGCTTCGATCACGTTCGCCACCACGTCGCCTTCCTTCGCCACTGCCTTGACAGCCCGATCAACCATCGTGTCACTTTGTTTCAGTCTTCTGGCTGCACGCATCAGGTCAGCAATCGTGAGCGCTGTCTTCCCAATCTCACTTGGTCCCGCTTTCTTTTTCTGCTCCAACAGATCTCCCAATGCTCCTTCTGCTTTCGCCATTCCTCCGATTGCGCCTCCCACGTCCCCCACTACTCCACTGCGGAGCGCGTCCGCATAGCCAGTGGCCATAGTTCCGACATTAGCCAGCTTACCACGAAATCCTGGCAATACCGGCTCCAAAATCTTGCTGATGAATCCAATCGGATTCAACACTCCCTTCACGATTTCGCCAAACGACCAGCTTCCGCCGGTGCGATCAGAACTGCGAGTATCAGCTTTGAGTCGTTCATCTTCCAGACGACGCTTCATTTCCTCAATCGCTGCTTCAGCCAAGTCCAATTCTGATTGCCGCCCGGCTGCTTGGTCGATCGTCCAATCCAGCTCCTGCTCAGGAGTTCGCCCAACTCCTAAATCGGTTCCTTTCTCTGCCACGTCCTTGGGCTGAGTGAACAAGCGTGCCACCAAGGTCTCAAGTTCGTTCCCTCCATTGAGCGGAACCTCTTGAGTGGTAGGCGCAATAGATGTCACTGTAAACTCATGTCTTACAGGCACACCTCTTTCTAAAGTCAAAATCTGCTCTCGAATTGCTTGAGCTACCTCGGCAGGTAGCGGAACGGCATCTCGATCAATGGAATACAATCCTTCGAGCGTCGATGAATTTTGCGTAGCTGCATTAAGCAATGCTTTGGCTGCTAGTGCAACCAGTTTTTCATCTCTGGTAGCATCTGGTTGTCTTGCATTACGCTTCACCATTTCAACGAATTCAGCATCAGCTGCTTTCCTCAGCATGAGCTCATTGACTTGGCCCTGAGCCAAAAGTCCTCTGAAGTCATGCAATTGTGCAGCTAGGTCGGTCCTGTTCAATGCCGCACTGTTCAGCAATTTGCTGACTGGAATCATCTCCTCGGTTGTGCCGGCACTGCGTCCCAACCCAAGCCAGTTGCCAGCTCCTGGGATCCTAATCGAAGGTGTGTTCTTGATCCTAGTATCGGCAAATTGGGCAAGCGACTGCTTCACTGGTAGGGTAATTGGTGCGAAACTGCTCTCAGCCATACCACTATGGTTTATTTGCGATCTGCGTGTTGTTGTTTCCATAGCGGGTGGTATGCTGCAGGGCCTGGCCAAGTGCATCGCTGCACCGGACTCTACTACTCAAAACTGGGCTATTCGACCCTCCCTAAGCCCAGGTCCGTTCTCGGACCTTCGATCGGTTTATAGTTGCCCGCTAACTCGAACTTCTGCTGTAGCCCGCTTTCATCACCGATAGAATCGCGTGTCTACCGATTTTGCACCGCACTAATTGGTTTCATAGGATGAGCCCGGACGCCCTCTTTGCGCATTTGCCGGAGCTAAGGGCTCGCTTCGCTAGTGGGATAGTGCTGGGTTGTAGGCGCAAGGTTGTTGGGTAACTGTGGAAGCTCATTCATACGCTGCTCTACCACAGAAAGGTTGTCCCAATCCCCACTTTTCAACTACAGTTTCCATTCAACCGTACGATATTACGGAGTCTTGCGGTATAGCCTTGACCCCAAAGAAGCGTCTCCCCTCGCAGGGAGACTAGACGCGCAGCATGCACACAGATTCAACCAAGCGTCTATCCGGTTACCGAGCTTCGCTCTCTTCTTGACTTACGTCTCAATTCATCTCAACGGCGGCAGCCACCGTGCTGAAATGAGGCAGAAAAAAGGTGTTCCAAGGAG